GAACCAGTCGAGGAAGGTCTTGATGGTTGTGTCTTGCAACTGGCGTACAGTTTCTCGCACAATGGCGCAGCGTGAGCGCCGTTTACCTGTCGCGTCCACATGCTGCATGGAGGCGCGCCGCACCACCTCGAACGAGCACGTCACCGACTTGCCCGAACCCACAGGCCCCATGAGCACGCGCATCTTGGCGTCCGACTCCATGAACTTCTTACCCGTGGGCGGGGGCGTATAGTTAATGTCAAGTGCCACTAGGTGCTCCTTCGACCAGCAGAATCACGAACGTGCGTCCGTGCTTTTTACTGCGGGTGATCTTGGTCTGGTACGACCGTTGCTGCTTCTGGAGCGCGTTCTCTACGGCGATGGCCTCGCCTGCACTGCGCAGCTTGAGCGCCTTGAAGCCCTCGTAGTTTTGGGTGAACAACTCGTCAATGTTCAATGGCAGTTGCATCTTCGGCTTCGATAGTGGTGGCTTCAATGGTTCGGGCGTCGTTGGGACTCGGGCCAAGGTTGATGGTGATCTTCACACCACCGCCACCGCCTTCTGTCACCACGTCGGTCTTTGGTTCCAGCCCCGCCCACTTGACGGTGCTCTTAATGAGGTCGGCCTTTACTGCGGGGGATACACCGGGGTCGTGGATGAGGAGCCACGAGGTCGTGAGAAGTTCCTCGGCCTGTGCGCGGGCTTTGAGTTTAAACGTCAACCCCTTGTCCCGCACTTCGGTGCGATAGTGCTCGACCTTCTTCAAGAAGATGGGGTCGGCGTTGAACATCAGAATGTCGTTGGCCGTGATGTTGTGTCGCCCCATGATTTCTTGGAGCGTCTCTCCACTGCCTTCGAGGGTCAGTGCCACGTCGAAGGCCAGCCGGTCATTCCACTTCGTATGGTTCAGGGGCAGGTTGTCCATGTGCGCAGTGTATCACCGGGAGTGACGGAGGTGTCAAGGGGTATCGTAACTTTACACGTGCTATTTCTAGACCTAAAAATTTTTTAGCTTTGGGTTTTTCGGGTCTTGCTTTATGAGGTTGGGGTATATACGGCGGGGGGTCGCTTGCCTGTGTCCATGTACCCCCCTCCCTTGTGCTTGCGCAGCGACACGCTGAACGAATAACCCCGCGCTCTTGCCAACTATTTTCCCTAGGGAAAGCAAGCATACTTGACACAAACGTAAAGTTATGTGAGACTGAAATTGTGCTGATAACACATCGCTCTTTAACAACGTGACTCTCTCTGACTACTCATTATTTGAAGTATACATTCGTATGCGGATAGTGGGTAGTTTCAAGGAGTTACATCATGTCTGCAAAGACTTTTGAAGGT